GCGCAAGGTCGGCCGACCCGAACTTCCCGGCCCTCGAGCCCGAGCTCACGTCTCAGACGGAGCGCAAGGGCCCCGGCCGGTTCGAGGAGAACTAGCAGGGCGCCGCGCTGGCGCCCGCCTCCTCTCTCCTACCCCCTTTCGTAAGGACATTCAGCAATGGCAAACGTTGCTGCGCCGACGGGCTTCAAGCCCCTCCGGCGCATGGACGGCGCTGCGTGGAGCGTGTCGAACACGCCCTACCGCATCCCCGACAACTACGGCACCACGATCGGCTACGGCGACTTGGTCGCCTTCACCACGAACGGCGTCATCACCCAGGCGGCGGCCGGCGCGCAGTTCCGCGGCGTGTTCATCGGCGTCAAGTACGTCGACAGCACCGGCGCGGCGCTCATCAAGCCGAGCTGGGCGGCCAACACCCGCCTCATCACGACCGGCTCCTATGCCGAGGCGCTGGTGGTCGACGATCCCTTCGTCGTCTTCGCGGCGCAGTTCACTGGCGCCACGGTCCCGGCCGTCACCGAGCTCGGCAGCACCTACGACATCGCCGTCGGCACGGTGAACAGCCGCACCGGCATCTCGGGCGCCGGCATCGACTCGACGACGTCGGCGGCGACGCTGAAGCAGTTCCGCTTCCTCAAGTTCCTGGACCGCGTCGACAACGACACGGCCTCGGCGAACAGCTGGGGCGAATTCATCCCCCTGAAGCACGACTTCCTGACGCAGTCGGGCATCTAAAGCTCAGGGGAAGGAGAACATTCAATGACGGTCAATACCGCACAGATCAAGGACCTTCTGCTCCCTGGTCTGAACGCCATCTTCGGCGATTACGACGAAATCCCGAACCAGTGGCAGGAGCTGTTCAGCAAGAACACCTCCGACATGTACCGCGAGGTCGATGTCGAGGTGAAGCTGCTCGGTCTTGCGCAGCTGCGCTCGGAAGGGCAGGCAGTCAACTACGACGACATGGGCGAGCGTTACCAGTACGTCTACGTCCATCGCGGCGTGGGGCTGGGCTTCGTCATCACCAAGTTCGCGATCCGCGACAATCTCTACAAGTCGCAGTTCGGGCCGAACACCCGCGCGCTCAAGTTCTCTTTCCGTCAGACGAAGGAGATTTACGGCGCCGCGGTGTTCAACAACGCCAACGACGCCACCGGCACCTACTTCGGCGGCGACGGCGTGGCGCTGCTCTCGACGTCGCACCCGATCGACGTCGGCACCGTCGCCAACACCCCGACCGTCCAGGCCGAGCTCAACGAGAGCTCGCTCCAGGACGCCATCGTCGGCGTGCGCCGCTTCAAGAACGCGGCAGGGCTCCGCGTCCTCGTGCGCGGCAAGAAGGTGGTGGTTCCGCCCGAGCTCCAGTTCACCGCGGAGCGCCTGTTCGCCACGACCCTCCGCGTCGGCACCGCCGACAACGACGTCTCGGCGTTCAAGTCCCGCGGCGACATCGTCGGCGGCTATACCGTCAACGACTTCCTCACCAACACGAAGGGCTGGTATCTCCTGACCGACTGCCCGGACGGTCTGAAGTATTTCCAGCGCGATCCGCTCGAAATCGACATGTATACTGATTTCGATACGGACAACCTTAAGGTGAAAGGCACCGAACGGTTTTCCTTCGGCTGGTCGAACTTCCGCGCCGTGTACGGCAACATGCCGTAACTGGCTTAGGCCAGAACAGAACTAGGGGCGTCCCTCGCGGGGCGCCCCTTTTTCTTTGACGAAGGGATCAAGAATGGCTCGCACGCATATCACGGGCCCGGAGTTCTCGGGCGAAAATACCACCGGCAACATCGCCGCTCAGCTCACCGCGAGCTTCGGCGGCACCGTCTCGACCTCGACCCCGGGCGCCAACTGCCCGGCCGGCATCGCGCCGGGCGCCACGGCCGGCACCGACCTGAACCGCGGCGTCTACAACGCCGTCTTCACCATCGCGCGCGACCTGGCCCCGGCCACGGCCGCCGCCAACAACATCGCCGCCTCGCAGTCGCCGGCCGCGGGCGCCATCAGCCTCGTCGCCGCCTCCGGCGCGGGCGTCACGGTGATGACCGGCCCGGGCGGTGTCACCGTCCGTCGCCTCGACACGCCGCGCGCGCTGCGCATCGTCTCGGGCGGCAACGACAGCGGCATCACCTTCACCGTCCGCGGCTTCGACGAGTACGGCGTGCCGCTGACGGAGACCGTCACCGGGGCGAACGCCGGCACCGCGACCCTCAAGAAGGCATTCCTCGACGTCGTCTCGGTGTCGCACACCGGCTCGGTCGCCGGCACCGTCACGGTCGGGACGACCGACATCCTCGGTTTCCCGTTCCGTGTCGACAAGTGGGCCTTCATCGACGTCGTGATGAACAACGCGCTCATCTCGGCGACGACCGGCTTCACCGCGGCCGACACCAACACCGCGACGGCGACGACCGGCGACGTGCGCGGCACGTACACGCTGCAAACCGCGGCCGACGGCACGAAGACGTTCCAGCTCTTCATCTTCTGCCCGCACGCCGCTTCGCCGGACGCGACGCTCACCTACGGCAAAGCGCAGTTCTCGGCCTAAGCCGATGGCTGGGAACGACGTTCAGGCCACGAAGGTCACGGCATCCGGCGCGATCATCGGCGCCCGCAAGAGGATCAGGGGCTACTCGATCCTCGGCGGCGCCGGCGCCGGCACCGTGAACCTTCGCGACGGGACCTCGGCGGCGGGGACGCTGCGGGCCTCGATCGACGTGGGCTCCGGCCAGCTCACGACCCTCTATCTCGGCGGCGACGGGATCATCTGCGAGACCGGCATCTACGCCGAGCTCACGGGAGCCACCGCCCCCGCTTCCGTCACCGTTTTTTGGGGCTAACCCTCCCATGTCCGAGGCGCAAGACACCTCGCCTGTTCCCGTCACCTATGACCAGGTGACGCTCCGCCGGCTTCAGAACGGCGATTACCTCCGCATCCTGCTCCAGCGCTACGGGCAGGAATTCCTTGTGCAGCTCGGCAATGTCTCGCCGGACGGCGCCACCTACGAGTGGCGCTGGGAGCTGACGCTCTCGCCGGCCGGCCTCGCCGAGCTCGCCCTGGATGTCAATTACGCCCTCCTCCTCGCCGCTCGCGGCGCGGAGGGGGCGAGCGCGGCCTTGCAGGCAACGCTCGTGGATGCCGGCGCCCGGCTCGATGCCGAGCGCGCCCTCAACGCGGAGCTCGAGGCAGAGCTGCGCGCCCTCCGCCCCGACACCGTGCTCGATCCCGTCAAGGAGGGATAATGGCGACTTCCGGCACCTACGCCTTCACGCTCGACGCCGGCCAGATCATCACCGAGGCGTGGGAGCGCTGCCAGATGCTCCCCGAGGCGCTGAAGGGCTGGCAGCTCCGCTCCGCCCGCGTCTCGCTCAACCTCATGTTCCTCGAATGGGCGACCCGCGGCATCAACCTGTGGGCCGTCGAGAAGGTCGGGCCCACGGCGCTGACGGCGGGCGTCGCGACGATCGCCACCGGCGCCGGCACGATCGACCTCCTCGAGGCGACGGTCACGCGCAGCGGCCAGGAGCTCATGCTCACGCCGATGGGGCGCGACGACTATGTCGGCATCCCCAACAAGGCGACGACCGGGCGGCCCGCGCAGTATTGGGTCGAGAAGATACTTCCGGCGCCGGTCATCCATCTCTACCCGACGCCGGAAAACTCGACCGACACCTTCACCTATTACCGGCTCCGCCAGCTCCAGGACATCTCGACCTACGCGCAGAACGCCGACGCTCCCGCGCTCTTCCTCGAGGCGATCTGTTCGGGGCTCGCGGCGCGGATCGCGCTGAAGTGGGTGAAGGACCCGAACCTGCGCGGCGAGCTCCGCCAGCTGGCGGTCTCGTGCTTCAAGGAAGCCTTCGCGCAGGACACCGAGCGCGTCGGCCTCTCGCTGACGCCCGATTTCTCGGGCTGGCGGTTTTGAGGGCGCGCAAGCCGCGGATCGACCCGCGCAACCCCGAGGCGGTCGGCCAATGCGACCGCGGCGCCCATGTCGTGCTGCGCAAGGACCTCAAGAAAGAGATGGTCTGGCGCGGCGACCAGCTCGTCTGGAACGGGCTGCTCAACTGCGAGCGCCACCTCGACAAGCCGCATCCGCAGGATCGCAGCCGGCGTCTGCCGCCCGATCCCGTCCCCGTCAAAGACCCCCGGCCGGAGAAGTAGATGGCGGTTGGCTTCACCTACACCTCGTTCACCAACACGCTCGCCGCGATGCTCGTCATCGACACGGCGAACGACACCGATTGGGCGACCTACCTCCCCTCGATCATCGACCAGGCCGAGCTCCGCATCCTGCGCGAGCTCGATCCGATGATCGCGCGCAAGGACGAGACGCTGACGCTGGGGACCGTGCTGCCGAGCTCGGCGCGGATCGGCGTCCCGACTGACCTCGTCGTGCTGCGCGATCTTGGCGTCTACACGCCCGCCGGCACCAACGCCGACACCGGCGGCAGCTGGAACCAGCTCCTCGAGCGCGATCCCTCGTTCATCCGGGAGGTCTATCCGAGCCGGGCGACGTCGGGCGTGCCGCAGTATTTCGCGCGCCTGGATGACGGCCAGCTGCTCCTCGCGCCCTCGGCCGACGCCGGCTACACCGCGCACATGTTCATGACGGCGCGCCCCGCGCCGCTCAGCGTGACCAACGCGACCACCTGGCTCGCGTCGAACGTCCCCGACCTCCTCCTCTTCGCGGCGGCGGTCGCCGCAGGCGGCTTCCTCAAGCAGTACGGCGCGATCGCGGACGATCCGCAGGCGCCGGTCACCTGGGAGAAGCGCTACCAGACCGCGCTCGTCTCGGCGCTCGCCGAGGAGGCGCGGCGCAAATCCGTCGCCAACGCCAACAACCCGGCATCGACCGCTTCGGCCGGGGCCGCCTCGTGAATTACGCGGCGCTGAAGGCGCATATCTTCGACGGGGCGGGCGATCTGAAGCCGGCCTATGCCGGCATGACGGATGCGCAGGTTGCCGCGGCGGTGACGGGCGAGGTGGCGATCCGCCATGTCGACGTCCCGATCGGCGACGTCATCGGCTATCTGGCGCAGCGCGGCATCCTCGTCGCGCTCGAGGACTGGCTCGCGACCCTGCCGTCGCCGGTTCCG